TTTTATAGTATATGAATAATTTACACGTTTTAAATTTGTCGGCTTATACGTCACCTGTAGTATCGGAAACAAACCGAGAAAATTGGGTTGACTTTTTAACCGAAGACGGAGCGCAATACTTCCAATTCTTAATTGAGAGATATAGCAATTCAACAACGAACAACGCTATTATAAACAACGTAGCACGATTAATTTACGGAAAAGGTCTTAGTGCATTAGACGCTAATAAAAAGCCGAATGAGTATGCACAAATGATGTCTTTATTTCACAAAGAAGACGTACGTAAAATGGTTTTGGATAGAAAAATGTTTGGACAATTTGCTATTCAAGTACATTATAACGACAAGCACGACAAAATATTAAAAGCATATCATATACCAGTTAACCTTTTACGAGCTGAAAAATGCGATAAAGACGGACAAATAACAGGATATTATTATTCGGATAATTGGGACGATACTAAAAAGTTTGCGCCAATTAGATTTAACGCTTTTGGTTATAGCAAAGAAAAAATAGAAATATTATTTTCTAAACCTTATTCGGTTGGAATGAAATATTATGCTTATCCGGACTATCAAGGTGCTGTACCTTATACACTTTTAGAAGAAGAAATTGCAGACTATTTAATTAACGAAGTGCAAAACGGATTTAGTGGAACTAAAGTTGTCAATTTTAATAACGGTGTTCCAACAGACGAACAGCAAAGTATTATTTCAAACAAAGTTCTTGATAAGTTAACAGGAAGTCGTGGACAAAAAGTAATTGTAGCTTTTAACAACAACGCAGAAAGCAAAACAACAGTTGAAGATATTCCGCTAAACGATGCTCCAGAACACTACACGTACTTAAGCGAAGAATGTTTACGCAAGATTATGTTAGGACACAATATAACAAGTCCGTTATTATTTGGAGTTGCTTCAACAAATGGCTTTTCAAGTAACGCAGAAGAACTTAAAAATTCAAGTATATTATTTGACAATATGGTTATTAGACCATTCCAAGAAGAAATATTAGATGCTTTTGATAGCATATTAGCTTACAACGGAGTAGCTTTAAAGTTATTCTTTAAGACTTTACAACCTTTAGAGTTTACGGACTTGGAAAACACGCAAAACGCTGAACAAGTTGCTGAAGAAACAGGCACAGAATTAAGCGCACACACAAACCCTTTAATTGATTTAGGCGAAGAACCACAAGACAATTGGATTTTAATAGACGAAAAAGAAGTTGACTACGAAAATGACGATAAAGAAAACGAGTTGTTGAGTAGTGAACCTAAACAAAGTTTATTAAGCAAAATTGTAAACTTGGTTTCTACAGGTGACGCAAGACCAAACATAACAAGTAAACAAGACAAAACTATTGACGGAGTAAAATTTGTTGTTCGATATAAATACGAAGGAGAAGTAACAGATAATCCACGTGAATTTTGTACACAAATGGTTTTAGCAAATAAGATTTACCGTAAAGAAGATATTTTAAATATGAGTACACAAGTTGTTAACGCAGGTTGGGGGCCTAAAGGTGCTGACACTTATTCAATTTGGTTATATAAAGGCGGTGGAAATTGTCATCACCGTTGGAACAAACAAGTTTATGCAGTATTTGAAGGAACAGGATTAAACATAACCGCAAACACGAAAAAATTAGCACAAGCAAAAGCTGCTAAATTTGGTTATGTAATTACTAATCCAAGTTTAGTTGCACAACGTCCAATTGATATGCCTAACAAAGGGTTTTTACCTACAAATAAAAAAGAGAATTAATGGCAGAAGCAATTTTAGTAACACGACAAGATTTAGTTAAATTCACTTCGTTAAACGGAAACGTTGACACGGACAATTTTATACAATACATCAAGATTGCACAAGACACAGACTTGCAAAATTTCACCGGTACGAAGCTTCTAAACAAGATAAAAGCGGACATAATAGCAAATACATTAAGTGGAAATTATTTAACGCTTACAACGACTTATTTAAAGCCAATGCTTATTCATTTAGCGATGAAGTATTATTTGCCGTTCGCAGCTTACACGATTTCAAACAAAGGTGTTTACAAACACAATTCCGAAAATTCAACAAGCGTAGAAAAAAACGAAATAGATTTCTTAATTGAAAAGGAAACACAAATAGCACAACACTACACACAAAGATTTATTGACTACATAAGCAACAATAACAATTTGTTTCCTGAATACAATTCAAATTCCAATAGTGATATGTTTCCAGACACACAAAATAATTACACATCTTGGTACATTTAAAGACATACAAACCTAAAGAAGTCAATATCGTAAAGTTAAAGACTTACTTAAAAAAATTAGAAAATGGCAAATAGTAACGGATGGGGCGATGGTGCTTCAAATAATAATATAGGTTGGGGACAAGGTGCAATTAATAATATTGGTTGGGGAAAATCACACTTGGTATCGTATGCAGGTTTAACAGATATTGTAGGTTCGCCAGTTCCTTCTTTGGTAAGTGCATTTGAATTAAGAGTTGTTACGGATGGCGGAACAATGGAAGCCAATTCTTGCTTAAACACGGAATTAACAAATTTAAATAGTATACAATGAGTTTATTAGACCAAGCAAGTTTAATTGTAACACCTAACGGATATAAAGCAAGTAAATTATATAGCGTAAAACCTACCGATGCAAGTGGCGATATGGATGTTGTAAGAGCAACAACTGCTACAAGGGTAAATAGTGCAGGGCTAATTGAACTTATGCCTATCAATGTACCACGTTTAGACTATACTAATTCAACTTGTCCAAGTATATTGGTAGAACCATTGAGAACAAATTTGGTTTTACAAAGTCAAACACTTGACAATGCAAGTTGGACTAAATTACCAACCGGAACAGGTATTGCTCCTGTGGTTACTGCAAATCAAGGAACTGCTCCTGATGGAACAATGACTGCTGATAGAGTTCAATTTAATTGTGTTGGAAATTTATCAGCAGACCGCTCAATTCTTTTACAAACAAGTTTAGTTACAACTATTGCAACAAGGTATTATCAAAGTATTTATGTTAAAGCTTTTTCTTCAGGAGAAGTTGGTAAACAATTAAGAATTGCGGCAGATGGACTTACAGGTCTTTCTTCAGTTATTACTATCACTGCTGATTGGCAAAGAATAGTTTTGAATGGATTGGCTAATGCTGCTACGACAAATTTTATAGTAGAAACAAGGGGTACATATACTACTCCTACAAACACAACTGCTGATGTATTACTTTGGGGCGCACAAATGGAAGCAGGCTCAAACGCTTCATCTTACATTCCTACAACAACAGCTGAAATAACTCGTAATGCTGATGTGATTAGTAAGACAGGTGTAAGTAGTTTGATAGGGCAGACAGAGGGGACAATATTTGTTGATGCTAATTTAACTGCAAATACAAATGAAAGAAGAATCATAACAGTATCAAATGGAACTGAATCACAAAGGATAATGTTTTGGACTAATGGGACTACTTTATATGCTAATTTTAATGGTATTAGTGTTAGTTTAGGAAGCTTCCCAATAGGCACTGCAAAGATAGCATTAGGTTATACAATAGCAGGTGGCTCTACAACATATAGTATTAAAGTAAATAATAACACTTTAATAACGGGTACGGCTGCTGCTGCTCCAAATCCGTTAAGTGCTATAAATTTAGGAAGTTCATCAACGGGAATACTTATTTTAAATGACCGAATTGAATCAGCAACTTTATTTCCTACAAGATTAACAGACCCACAACTTGCAACCTTAACTGCTATATAATATGAACATCTATAAACTCAAATACACAACTAAAGCAGCTGCAGAAAAAGACCTTAAAGAAAAGGGACTCCTTGAATATTGTGAAGGTATTCACGCTGTAGTTGAACTTGGTAAGATTATAACTACTTATGGTACTTATGATGAAGAAGGCAATGAACTTACTGCTCCTATCTATACTGATGGCTACCATTACGATGTGATGTGTGAGCAAGATATAGACTTTGGAAGTAACTCAATAAAAGTAAACAACCCTAAACACGGATTTTTAGGACATAATTAATATATGAAAACAAATATTTTAGCAAGTTTATATTTCGTGTTTGGCTACATAACTTCGTTTTCCTTAATGTTTCAAGCAACTGAACTTTACATTAATTTAGCCGGAATTACTTTATTTTTTTATTTAACTTTTAGCTTAACAGAAGCGCTTGAAGATTTAGGATTATGAAATTACAACTTTATTTATTGCTTTACACAATTAAAAATTCAGCGTTGAAACTTATAACAATTTGCTTTTCGTTTTTTTTACCTATTAGCGGAATACTTGGACTTTTATTTGCATTAATATTATCGGACACAGCAACAGGAATTTGGAAAGCAAAACACCAAAAACAAGAAATAACAT